TCCTTGAAAATGAGGAGTACCATTTTCTCCAGTTTCTCTACCAATTACTAGATAAGAAATTTCTGCTGGAACTCTCATTGATAATTGATCCATAAGTTCCATCTCATCTTGAGTATAATTGTTAATAGTGAAGCACCAGTTCTTTGCAGCGGACATTTTTTTTATATTTGTACCCAAAACTGCGCTGCTTATATAGGCGTGGCGGAGTTTTAAAAATCATCAAATTTTTAGAAACACCGACGCCGATAATCAAAAACAATTTGCCGAACCCAACCACTCCGACGTTTTTGATTATTGTGGGCATATGTGCCATGTGCCAAGGTGGGGGTAATACTAGGATGTGGCCCCTCGTAACCTCGGAACACATCCTTACCCCACCTTGCGCAATGGATTCGCGACACGATTTCAACAGATAAAAAAAAGCGCAGCAAGCTGCCTTTTGTTTGTCACGGAGTTATATATATCGGGTATCTTCATCTCAGAGGACTATTCGCGAATCGCTTACGGTGCCCTTCAGCAAGCAAGTATTTTTATTTTAAGCAGGATAGGTTGCATAATCAACTTGCATTCCAATAGTATTTGTATACTTTGACTCTTTCTTTGAGGTTATAGCGCACCATATATCATATTGTACTTCAGCAGCAATCGATACACTACTTGTAAACGACCCAATAGCTTTTTCTAAATGCATAACAGAGGTATATCCTAATTTAGGATTATATTTTTGTATTGTGGGTGCAGATGCTCCATCACCACATAATAATTCTAAGACAAATGACAAAGGTAATTTGAACGACTGTGTAACAACAGATGTTTTAATAGCTCCAGGTTGTAAATTTAGATTACTAAACTTTAAACAATTAACAATATCAGTAGACTTCATTGGTTCAGCAGGCTTATTAAAGGTACTATTTGCAATAACTGGCTGTGTATGTATAGCATCACCAACAGCAGCTAAAGTCGGATATTGACGTGCAATACCATCAAATAAGATAATATCATTATTAATAACATTACCTGCACCAATTCCTCTTAATATACGTCTATGACTACGATTGACAACATTATTTCCTTTCACTTTAAATATTTTACCAACTAGTGGAACGTTATCAACATCATCAGCATCATCATCATCACCAACTGCATTTACAGTTCGGTTTTGTACTTTTAAAGAACTTTTAACTTGTATTTCACACATAATCTGTTGCATTGAAACACTCATCCATTGATAAGCTTTTTTATCCAGTCCGTCAGTAGGATCATATTCGAAATCTTTCCATCTGATACTTGTAAGTTTATCATTACCAAGTCCATCAGATAATACTCTAAGAGCTTGTACGAGTTTAAACGCGAAAGTTTCAAATGTCTCGAACTCTGTAACTTGAATACTAAAATTAGCAGTTAATGCATCATTATTAATCCAACTAGGCCAATAATTCCATCTAAAGATATCACCAGCTAAGAAAGCATATCCTTTATTTAATTCAACCATACGATCTTGGAAATCTTGTATCTCTACATTCATCTTAGCGCAACAATGTTTAATCATTGCTCTTGCTACATTCATAAGTACAGTTTTTTGTGGAAGTGTAGTATGACCAATTTGAATAGTCTCATATCGTTCTATATCAACTTGATTAGTTTTAGAGGTAAATCTATGTTCTTCTGTACTGTGAATACCATTTACTTGTAATCCATATCTAGTACTTTTTCCCTTACTTTTTAACTTAGTACTATTTCTCTTTTTAGATCTAACTTTGCCAGCTAATCTACCTGTACCAACTCGACCAGCTCTTCGCATGTTTTGAGTCGGGGCTCTCTCAATTGTAGTAGGTGTTCGGTATCTATTATAAATATCTTTTCCAAAATCATAAGCATCTTTTGCGACCATAGCAGCTCCCAAATAAGGAACAGCGCGACTAGCTCCTTTAAGAATTCCTTTCCCAGCATAAGCTGCAGCTCTACCTGCGAAACGACGCAATTGAACTGAACGTGGAATGAACTTACTAACCATTCTAACAGGATATCTTGGAGAATACTCACTACCAGAATACTTTCGTTTCATATATCCCATTTTATTTATTTTTTAAATGACGCGTATATCCCATCTATCATGAGATAACATAGCGCGATCAGGTTCAAAGTTTGAAAATACAACCACGTGAGGAGTGTTGAATTTTACATTTTTACTTTCATATTTAGTAGAATAGAATTGTCCATTTTTAAATGACTCCATTACATCATATTGGACATACTCTTGTTTCATTCTTGCTAGATCAAAGAAAACGACTTCCTCGTACTTGTACCCGTAGAAGATGTCAGCGGCTTTTCCTCCGGTAACGTAATAACTTGTTTTAGCGTTGTAGTGAGTAGCGAAATAAGATTTCCCGCTATTACCAATAGTATCAATAAACCATATAATTTTCCTTGAGTCGGCAATACCTTCAAGGTCTCCAACAAGCTCTGTCTGCCATCCATCCCGAGGTATTAAATCAGAACGCGTCACTTTAGCTTCTTCAAGTGCGCGTATATAATCATGAATAAAGCGAGGGTATTTAGCATAAGAAGCAGAGTGGTCTTCCATTAGTTCTAGACCACGTTTTCCAACTTTAATGGACTCTTTCAAACTCTCTAAATCATTTCTTTTTCCTAATAATAAATTTTATTTTTTAATCAGCGAGAATAAGTCTTGCAAAACATTCAGATTGTAAAAGAGTCATACCAGAATTTTGGAGTATTCCATAATCAACAAATTGACCTTCTTTTTTACAGTAAAGAGCAGCAGCAAAAGGATTAGATCTAGGAGACATTACTTCAACATGTGCTCTTCCACCCAATAAATTTCTAACTTGATTCTGTCTTTGCTTTTTGACCAATTGAATGAATCCTTGAAAATGAGGAGTACCATTTTCTCCAGTTTCTCTACCAATTACTAGATAAGAAATTTCTGCTGGAACTCTCATTGATAATTGATCCATAAGTTCCATCTCATCTTGAGTATAATTG